CATAGACGGAATTGTCGCTTCTATAACTTCGTAATTCGGAAGCGATGTTTCTTCTCCTTTAGTTGTTGCCGCTGTGTTTGTTCGCGTGATACTATCGATTGAAAATCCGTAATAGTTACAATTTGTTGAATCTGAATACCATTGAATGTAAATATCTGTAGACGGAACGATATATGTGTTTCCTGCTATATCGGCGCCACTTACAGCATCCAATGCTTTGTAGATCTTCCCATCTTTTTGATAGTACAGCGACAGGTTATCGTACTTTTGCCCGTTCGAAGATGAAATTTCTGTTTTGCAGTTCTCGTTGAATTTTATGGAGAAATTATTTCCTGTTTCGGCTGATTTCCGAGATACTGAATCGATAAGAGCGTTGTATTGCTTAGTCACCGACTCGTTGTCTTTTTCGATCTCCAAAAGCGACCGCTCAATCACCTGGGCTTCTGATTCAGAGATAATGCCATCCCGAAAGGCTCCTTTAACTGTTTCTTGAAATTTTGAAAAATTCGTTTCTAACTCACTGGTTTTGTCCTCTACAATCTCAGTTACTGTTTTTCCTTCCACTTGAAAGGTATTTGCGTTGATGATAACTCTTCCGGTTTCTGTGTCGGCCTGGAATGTAATGTTTCCATCTGCGTCCTTAACTGTAAACGTTCCGGTGTTGATATAATCTGCGTTAATTCCTATAGCGTACAGTATTCTTGTAAGAAAATCTCCATCAATCGTAAAGCCAAACGGATAAGTTTTTCCACCGTCCGTAGAGAATCCGACTGCATCACTCGTTATTTTGAAAACGTTTTTTGAGTCTTCCAGTGTTTTTTTATCGTGAACATACAGAATTGTGCTTCCGTCTTCCTGCTTCACTTCGGTAGGATACATACCAGATGCACTGTCCAACGCTTTGTTAAATTCCTCTACCGCTTTTTCTCTTTCTGTTTTCTCGCGTTGGAAATTTTTTCTGTTTTCAACCTGTGCTTGAGAGAATACCGAATATTGTTTGGAGCTGTTTTTAGCTGCGCTTTTCGCCCCACACTGTACCGTATGGTACTTTCCAACTTGAAATGTACTGGAAGTAATGAAAGACTTGTAAGAAACACCTTTTCTGTCTTTTATGATGCATATATCTCCGGCTTCATATGTCGGATTATTCAGTGTACTTGCTGAGAACGGTCGAAACCGCATACCTGTCACTTGTTCTCCAATCATAGCCGCTACAGTACTGGCTGTTCCTTTTTCAATCAGTTTGTTATCAGCAATCGCAATAACATAACCTGTCTTTCCATACAAAGACGTGTCAGCTGCTTCCTCTTCGCTTTGATTCTCTTGATATGCCGTTACCTGTATTCCGGTAATAATTACATCTTCACTGTTCACGGTAACAGAACTGTTTGAAGCGATTACGTCAAAGTATTCTTCATTTACCGTATCTACTTCATAGTTTTTCAGATCATACCATCCACAGAACAGTTTTCCATCAGAATTACACCTTAAGAACTGACCTCCAAGTTGTGCCGTCCATGCGATTACCTGACGGAAAGTCAGCTTTTCATCAGACGGTCTGGTGTTTACAATATAGCCTGAGTTTTTGAACGTCAGTGTTTCTAAGCTGACTCCGCATCTCTCACACGCATCTCTAAGGATCTGAGCGCGTGTCGCCGGGTAAATCAGCTTACTTTCTGAATAGTCCCTATCAAACAGAAGCATATTGTCTTCGCAGGTCAGTGTTATCAGAGAACTGTTCTGGTACGGTGAATTAACAACGGTTCCGGTAAACATTTTTACCTTTTCAACGATGGATCCGTTGACGATCGTTACTATTTCGTTTCCGGTGGAATCCAGAATATTTTTTCCTGTGGTATCCTGCAGAACTCTATAGAGAATGGTGTTGTCTATGTTATACCCTATATAGATTACAATTTTTGCTTCGTCAAAATCATAATCTGTAAAATCATCGTACAGGTTATTCAACGTCACGGTAGCTTTGTTAATAATCGCAGTTCCTATCTGAAATTCAGAAGTATCTGAAACCGCATCTTCGATTTTTATACCGGAATTCCAGATATTCTTATTCGTCAGGTTGAGTACAGTTCCATCCTTTAAAGTAATATCCACCCACTCATAGTAATTTCTATTATCTCTTTCAATTTGATTTTTGAAATCAGATGTAACTTTTCTCATGGTGCTACCTTTCTATGATGTTAAATGAAACGCTTTCAAACAACTTGTTTCTTACTGTCCAACAGTAATACTTTGCTTTTTTGTCACCGGAGTAAAACTCTTTCGTAACCACTTTGTTCTCTTTAGGATCGTGATACGTCACATGGAAATATTCTGGATCGAACGCTTTCAGAATCGTACTGGTTTCGTCAGGATCTATGCCGTTCCATGCCAGATTTAATGTGACTTTCTGTCCAACACGGTTCTTGTGCATGATCGTATCATCGGTTCTTCCGGAATCTGAAGCAGATATATCCTGTTGTCCCCACGTTAAAGAGGACGGGGATTTGATTTTTACCCCGTCCACCATCATCATATTATTTCTCGGCATATGTCCTCCTTATCAAAAAACAGGACTAGGATTCATTCTACTGTCCCTGCTTGCCTTTCCTTTTTCAACTGCCTGCGCCAGAACCTCATTATCCTGTGTTTTCACTTCCACATGGATGATATATGGAAGATCATCGGACTGTTCCGTACTGGTAGCCATAGCAACTTGCATCATACCTTCAACAACCGCTTCTTTGATCGCCGTTGTAATCTGTGTATTGTTGGCAACCGCATTTTTCTTTCCGATCTGTCCGACCATCTCAGGGCCTTTTTCGCCAGCGATGAACATTTCCCCCATGTTTGGGAATCCACCTTTTTCGTACCATCTCAGGTTGAATGACGGAACACTAAAACTGAAATCTCCAAGATCAAATCGATTCCAGTTCCATCCGATATGTGGCATCGGAATGTGAATAGAAGAGAATCCGTTGGCAAATGATGCAATAGCACTTTGTCCAATGTTATACAGACTTCCGATTCCGTTGCTAATCAGGTTTGGAATTCCTGATACAGCACTTCGTATAGACCATTTGTTGTTTTCATATCCAGATTTAATACCGGAGACAATATCTGAACCTTTGGATTTTACTCTATCAGCCACGTTTCCAACATATGAGAAAACTTCATTTTTCAGATTAGATACTTTAGAAAGCAGACCGCTTTGTTTGCTGTTTTCATACCCGTCTCTGATTCCCTCGATAGCCCCTTTACCTTTTTCAACCAGCCAGTCTTTTGCATTGCCAAGAGCATCTTTGATCTTTCCCGGAAGACTTCCAAACCAAGATAGCACATCCGCAAGACCGGATTTTACGCCGTTCAGGAATCCCGGAAGAATCCACTGACCAATTTCTGCCATTACGGTTGATGGAGAATTTATACCCCATAGATCTTTAAACCATTTTATGAAAGGATCTACGACATTTTCCTTAATCCAAGCGCCGATATTCTTGAGTCCATCAACAATCCCTTTCTTTAAGCCGTTAATTAATTCTCCAGCTGCGTTGTACCATTCTGTCAGTCTTTCATCAATGGCAGTGGCTCCTTTGATGACAAATTCTCCGACTTTTTCTTTTAGTTCTTCTTCTGATTCCGCATCGAAAATCTTTTCAAGAATTCTTTCACGAATTCCCTTTTTTAATTGTTGTGGAAGTCCAGCAAGCGCATCTAAAAGAGAAAGGCTTAATCCGGCAACATCATAAGTCAGTTGTCCCCAATCGATTCCCAAAATAAAATCAACCAGTTTTTGACCTATCGTATAGAAAATCTGGTTTCCATTCAAAGTGTCTACAAAACTCTTTATCGCTTCGAGCAGTCCTGTTCCAAAATGGCTGAAGGTCTCCGCTGTAAGTCCAGCATCCCAATTTCTGAAAAATCCAATTATACTTGCTGCTAAAGAAGCACCTAAATTGCTCCAGTCAAAATTAACAGCAAAAGCGTTTGCTGCATGAAACGCCGTATTGATGGAATTTGCAACGGTTTTTCCAAGATCGTAGAACAATCGTGGTGTAATCAAGCCATTCAAAAAAGTAGCAATGTCTTTCCCGAAGTTCTCAGCGTGGCGGTAAACCTTATCCCACTGGATACTCTCCAACGCATTACTCAGCTTATCGCTTATCATGCGCCCGATATCTGTAAAATCGGATTTTGCAAGCGCTTCTTTGAACTTGTCTGCCAGATCTTTCATGGAACTCGGGACTTTTATAGTCTCGAACATATCTGACGGGGACGGGCCGGTATATCCACCACCGCTTCCACTTCCAGATCCGCTACCACCGTTTGAACCGGTATCGTCATTGGAAGTCAGCACATTCAGTTCATCAAAACCCAAAATAGTCTTTTTCAGCTTTTTCGCAGCATCGTTAGTATTGTTCAGTCCTTTCGATGCATTTTTGCTTGTATCAGCGATGGATGCGCCATAGTCTTTCCAAGCCTTTTTCGCCTGTACGACAAAGCCTTTTCCAGTAAGTGCCGCCATAAACTGGCCAACAGTGTTCAGTGCTCGAGCCATCATATCGATAAATGCAGACACATAAGGTGCGACTACATTTATGATCGGAGCAAAAGCTGCTGCCCATGCATTTTTCAGATACAGCAAAGACGAAACCATACCAGAAATGCTTTTATTGTAGGTGTCGCTGTATTGAACAAGGTTATCTGAACCCTCTTTGACAGCCTGTTTTATCTGACTGATTGCACCGAAAATGGTAGAAAACAGGATAGATGATCCAATCATCCGTCCAAGTCCCATTCCATTACCACCACTGCTTACTCCGCCCATCAATTCTTTTAATGTTCTAAACGGATGAATAGCTTTACTTGCCATCTTTCTTGCGTTAGCAACAGATTTCTGTACCTTGTCGAATCCTTTGGAAAGGTTGTTGGCTTTGCTTCCGATGCTTCCAATCGCCTGAAATGCCCTTGTAACTGCATTTCCGCTCTGCGCTGCACCATAAACTGATTCTTTCAGTTTTGTGTATGCTCGCTGTGATTTTTCCAGTTCTTTCAGACCTGCAGATAGTTCCTCCACTCCTGAAAGATCGCCAGTTGAAAAAGCCTGCCTGATAGCTTCTTTGGTGATCGCTATTTCACTCTGAATTCTTTTCAGAGTAGTTTCAATCTCGCTAGAATCCGGCGGTTGCATCTTGACACCAGACGATTCCTGAATTTTCGTCTTTAGATTTCCAAAAATTTCCTTTATCTTTCCTGGAATTTCTTTCACCTGAGACGGAATGTTTCCAAGAGTTGCTATTGCTTCTTTTGTCCGTATAATTTCGCTTTTCAGTTCCTCAAATCCAGATACTGGTTTCGAAACATTTTCAGAAGTTGAAACATTATTCAACTCTTGACCGAGTTTTCTTACCTCTTCCGATGCCACTTTTGCCGATTCTGCAATTTTCTGAACATTTGCACTGGAAGTCGAATTCGTTTCTGCTGCAACAGGATTGACTGTATTTTCCCCTGTATCTCCTCTCTGAATCTTCATATTTTTCAAAGAAGTAGGGTCGAACGGTGTGCTTACCTGTTTCAGCGCTTTCAGTTCGTTTTCTGCTTTCTGGATTTTATAAACCAGATTGACATACGCTTTTCCGTATGTGTCTACATTCTCCGTATCCAGTTTTTCTTGCAGTCTGTCTTTGAGTCCTGAAAGTTTTTTCTCAGTCTGTTTGATTTTCGTGTCAAGTTCAGTTTGTCCGAGTCCTGAAAAATCTAAATTTTTTCCAACATCTTTGAATTTTTCCTTTATCTCGTCCAGTGCTTTATAGGTATACTTTAAATCCGACCTGTCTACACGCGGTTTTACCGGCTTATTTCCGATGTTTTTTAACTCTTTGGTAAATTCCCTGAGTTCCGTCCGATAGGCCTCTATTTCGCCAAAATCGAGATTTGTGATCTTATCAAAACCGGCGGTCAATGCCTGTACTTTTATTAATGCATCAGATACTTTGCCAAGCCGTTTCACAAGACCAGTCAAAGATGCGTTCGCACCTTTCGCTTTGGCTTCTATCTGTAGTTCAAGGGTGTCCATTTCATCAGACATATGTTCTCACCGCCTTTATATTTTTGTTTCCGGAAGACCTCTTCTTCTGTCATTTGCAATCCACTGTTCCATCTTTTGAATTTCCAGACGCATTGCCAAATCTTCATTTTCTTCCGTATTACTCTTTGATTCATCGGAAATCAGTTCAAAAAGTGGTTTCTTTAGATATTCCGCTTTTGATTTCTTTCCATTCAAAGCCTTATCTAAAGCTGTCAAAACAGCCGACATTTGGTATTGTCCAGCCATCCAATTCATGCGGTCCTGATCTTCTACGGACTTCTGATAGCCTTTTTGTACTGCATTCAAAATCCGTGGGTTCATTTTCCAGAATTCTTCCCAGCTTATTCCCAGTCGTCTCGCTTCCTGGAACCATTCATTGGTGTAATATTCCCGGTGTGTCCGGTATTTCTGCTTCCATTGTGCCGGTTGTTCTGGTGGTAATTTTTCTGTCTCTTTTTGCCCGG